TCTTATAATGAAGATGGAAAAAATAGAAAATCGGTATTGACAGCAAGTAAAATAAATGGTAAAGTAGTATACACAAATGGTCTTAATATATGATAGACAAAGAAGGTTACACACAAAGAGAATGGGATAGAGTTGTAGGGTATGGTAAAGTACCCAAAAAATACAAAAAGAAATAATGTTCAAACATAAACTTGATTTAGATATACCAGAAATAAGTGCAAAAACAAATGATGGTGTTAGATTATACGAAACACCAGAGGGTAAGTTTTATCCATCTATTACTACTGTTTTAAAAAACAGAGGTAAAGAAGGTTTATTTGAGTGGAGAAAAAGAGTTGGTGATGATGTTGCAAATTATGTCTCAAGAAAATCTGCAACTAGAGGAACTCAAGTACACCACTATTGTGAAAAATATTTAGACAATGGTTATGATAACAAAGATTGGAATGAATATAAAAAAGGTAGATTTCTATCTTATTGTTTGTTCTCACAACTGAAACCATATTTAGATGAATGTATTGGATTGATACATTGTCAAGAACAAACACTATGGCACGACTTCTATAAAATTGCTGGTAGAGTAGATTGTATTGCAGAATGGGACGGAGTTCTATCTGTGATTGATTTTAAAACAAGTACAAAAGAACGAGAAGATAGTTGGAATGAGAACTATTACATACAGGCCTCTGCATATGCAGAGATGTATCAAGAAAGAACATTACAAGAGATAGAACAGATAGTTATATTGGTTGTTACTGAAGACGGTACAGTACAAGAATTTGTAAAAAAGAAACATCAATATTTACATCTACTTGACAAAGAGTTAAATCTATATTATAATACTGTTAATACTGGAATATGATAATTAATGGTTTGTTCATATAACTTACAGAATTACATATTATAGATATAATGATACTTGATGAAGATAATTTATAGATAGACTGGACGAGGGGGCAGTACCCTCCACCTCCACCAAAAACCTCTAATGAGGGGGTGAAATAGGGTTGACAGATGTTGAAAGGTTATTGGAGAGTATGGGGTGACTTCCTTATAGGTCAAACACTATAAACGCAAACGATAACTTTGCATCTCAAGATTACGCTCTCGCAGCATAATCTGATAGGGTTCGGTGAGTTCCTAGTAACAGAATACTCACCATTTAATAATGAGTGGTCTGCGGCCCAAGGCAACCAGCACTCCATACTAGTTAGGAGAATAACTATGGCTTGGTCAAAACCAACTATTACTGAAATTTCAGTAGGACTAGAGATTAATTCTTACGCTTGCGCTGAGAAGTAATTTCTTTGAATGAGGGGTGGGGTATAATACCCTTGAGGTTTGAACCCACCCTTTTTTTAATTTAATTGTGAATATATTATGACACCAAAAACATTTTCAATATACATAGAATCTCAAGTTAGAGAGAAAAACATCACACATATGGATGCAATATTAGAATATTGTACCAAGAACGAAGTAGAACCAGATTCAATCACTGGTCTAATCCAAAAACCACTTAAAGATAAAATAGAAGCAAACGCAAGAGATTTAAACTTTTTACCTAAAATGGGTAAACTACCAGTATGATTCATATTATGGACGCCTTTAATGCATTTAAAATTTATATGGGTTTGAAAGCACATTTCAACTCAGACTATGACTTTACAAAGTATGGTGGTAAAACCAGAGCTAGTAAATCAAGTTATCTAAAAAGAAAAGACAAACATTTTTTTGGTAAAGTTGCAAGAAAGTATGGTGATGATACACAAGACTTTTTTGTATCTAATTTTTTAAAAAATGAAAAAGGTTATATTGGTGAGTTCAATGATAGAAACTTTACAGATTGGAAGAAAAGACATCAATCATTAAAATATATGTTTGAACAAGATATGAACTTGTTGTTAAATCAAGTTACAGATTTCAATAAATTATTTTCTGTTGAAAACGGACAACATCCAATATTGTTTAGAAATTATTTATCACAAAGAATAAACATAGAAACAATGATTATATTAAACAAGTTAGTAAACTATCAAAAAGATTGGGATAAACAAATAAATGAAAACATTATATGGCCTAACCACAGAAATAAATTAAATAATTACGATTCACTATTGACAATTAACGAAACAGAGTATAAAATGAAAGTTCTGAATTTAACAAAAAATAAAAAATAATGCATATAACATCAATATACGATAAACAAGGTACAGAAGTAAATAGATTAGAAATTGACGATGATTTAATTCATTGTGGTGGTAGAGTTTGGAAAGGTAACAAACATTACTATAAGGGTTTAGGTATACCATATACTCATCATCAACTATTAGAAAAAGATATTACAGATGATACAGAGTTTGATGCAATTCAAGATACGAATATATTTTATCTAGGATATTCTGTGAGTAGAAAAAGTTGGAAAAATAAAGTAGGAATATTTCAAGAAAGATATCAACCTTTCTTTCCAGACTTTATTGGTGCTTGTAGTGTAAAAGAAAAAACTATAACTGGTAATTCCAGATGTTTTAAAAAATCATCTGTGAATGTCATAGAAGTAATTAATTATGATATGGTAAACAAACAGTATTATTTTAAAATGGATTATGAGTGTGAAAGAAAAAGTTATGTACAAGATGGTGGTGACCCCAGAAATTTGAAAAGTCTTATAGAATATATGTTAAGAAGTGATTGGAACTTTCTATGGGATAAAGGTGCAATCAATGACATAACACCAGAGGGTCTGGTGTCAGATGTAGCTGACCTATTTGAGTCAGATGAATTGCACCATCAATTAGGAACTGTGTATTCGGTTTTATACAGTTTATACAATGTTAATGTACAAAAGTATTATGAGTTTCTTGAACATATGAAATTAGGACACGATAATCAATCTTCGTTTATTACTAATTCCATATTGATTTTAGAGAATAATGGTATTGATACTTTACCATTAAAACCTTTTAATGAGGATATGAAAAACTTTAAACATACAGTTTTGAATTTCTTATTGCAAGGTAAAAATTGTGCATATTGTTCTTGTGATATGTTTATCCACGAGGGTGATTTAGTCAGAGATGATTATGTACGAAATGTATCAAAACAACTACAACACATACAATATTAATCTTAACTTGGAGTGAATATGGAACAAAAACAATCTAACGAATCTTTAATAAGAGAAAGAGATTTTTATCGTTCTAAATTTGAAGGTATGGAAAAGAAAATAAAAAGTCTAACAACAGACTGTGCATATTTAAAAAAAGATAATGACGGACTTAGAGATAGACTTAAAGAAATGAACAAACAAGCTTTTGTTAAAAACAGAAGAAACTTTAGGAGATAGATGTGGAACAAAGATTTACATTTATAAAAACAAATGAAATGAAAGATGATTTTGATTCTGAGGAGAGAGTAGAAGTTGAAGTTGTTATGGAAGAAAATGATTTAGGACAACTAGAAGAAAAGTTTAATAACTTTCTAAAAGGTTGTGGTTATGAAGATATTACAGTATCAATATCAGAACCTAGAATAGAACAAGATAGTGATGTTCTTGGTGATTTAGATGATGAACTTGAGGACATTGATGAAGTAGATAATGTTCACGCTTTCAAAAAAACAAGTGATTATGATGGTAAACCATCTGATACTGAGTGATGTATCAATTATCTTTATTGGATTTTATAGTGGACAAAAGTAAACCTAAAAATGTATTTGTACTTGGTAATGGAGAATCAAGAGACGGATATGACCTTAAACAATTTAGACAATGGGGAAAGATATATGGGTGTAATGCACTTTATAGAGATTTCCAACCAGATGGATTAATATCAACAGATTGGGCTATGATGCACGAGATATATTCATCTGGTTATTGTTCCGATAACAAATGTTATTTTAGACAATGGAAACTATTACCAGAAGAGTTTTTTGGTATGTTACAGTTTACTGGTTTAGAAGAATCTAGTTTACAAACTTTGAATGAACAACTTAAAAGTTTAGATTTAGATACTGTTGATAAATTTTTACATCAAAATGAAAAAGGTTCAAGAGTACAACTTGTATGTCACGGAATAGACCCAGAGAAATTTAAAGACTCTATGATGGAAGTCTTAACTAAATTTCAAGGATTACCGAAAGGTGATGTAAGACAAAAACTAGGTAATGCTGGTTTATGGATTACTTGGGTAGATGATGACGATAAGGTTCAAGATTTAGATACTTTTTTTGAAGGTCAGTTTATGGGTTGGAGTTCAGGCCCTACTGCCGTCAGAGTTGCGATAGAAGAAAATAAAGATACTGATAATGTGTATATGTTAGGATTTGATATGCCGAGAGAAGGTAAAGTTAACAATGTATATAAAGATACAGATTGTTATATTACTTCTGATTGTAAATATGTAAGTCCTATGAACTGGATAGAACAACACGAAAATAATTTTAAGAAATATCCAGACAAAAAGTTTTACAGAGTTATAGATGATGGTTCTGAAATACCAGAATGGTCAGATTATGACAATGTAAAAACAATCACCTACGGAAATATGTGGGGTAGAGTGGTTGTATAAATAACATTATATTATGATTAAGTGAAAATAAAATAACATATAAAACATATAATAACATACGGAGATATAATATGTCATTAGATACTTTAAAAAAGTCTAATTCTTTAGACAAGATACTGGCTGCAGTTGAATCAGAAAATGCACCAGTAGAAAAACAATCATATGTAGA